TCGGCTATCTGGTCACCTGACACCCCGGCCTTTTCAGCAGCAAACTGCCAGGCCATTAGTTCCTGCGTAGATACTCGCAGCGACTTTGCCCACCTGTCCGTTTCAGTAATTTGTTCAGATGTGGACTTCAGCAATGCAATTCCGGCCGATGATACAGCAATTGCCGCGCCCGCAGCGGCGGTTCCTATGGTGGCAATCGCAGACCCCGCCGCCTTTCCATCTGACTGGACTTTTTTCCGCCATTTCTCAGACGAGCGTTCTGCTTTATCCATGCCAGCAACAAAACCACCCACCTTAGCGATCAGGTCAATCGTCAGGGTTCCGAGGGATTTACCGGCCATATTATCTCCATAAAAAAACCGCCAGAGCGGATATTTTTACATTTAGGGTTTATGCGATGATTAGTATCGCCTGACGATTAGTTCCAGTTTTTCATGGCGTCTTCCAGAGACACAGGCGGTTCGTCGATATGAGGTGCGAAATCACTGATGCGGAAAGATGGGGTGTCCTTGCCTTTGTTAACGTTCGCAATCACGGAAGCGATCAGCGCTGCGCCCCACTCTGTCCGCATCATCGGGTTTAGTCCTCCGTACTGGCTGCGGTA